ACCACCTCTGCGTCCGTGCCAGCGTCACCAGTCGTTGTAGTCCCGACTTGAATCGTAGCCGCCGCACCAGGAACTCCCATATCAATTTGCAAGTTAGCGCTCGCACCGACGACTGCCGCTAATATGCTCGCACCGTCAACGGTTGCCGTAAGACTTGCCGGTTGCAGGATCGTAATGGATAATGCCATTAGCTTGCGGGCGGGATAGTTACGTTATTAACGACGTTAATCAAAGCCGTTTGGCTTAAAGATATAGTTCCCCAATCAAAACGGATGTCCCAAAAAGCCGTCCCGACTGCCCATTTTTCGGTTACGGAGGCATCCATAGTTACATTAAAGGTCGTAGGCGAGGTTAAGACAACGGTGAAGTCAAACAAGCTATTACGCGAGTCACGGATATTGCTGGTAATAGTAACCCCAGTAAGGTTAGTCGGCCATCCTGTTTCTGGGGTATAGGTAACTACTGCCCCGAAAGTGGAACTTCTCTTGAATTCGATTACTTGGTTAATTGACATAGGTAGTTGGGTTCGCCTTTTGAGTTTAGCCGTATGTCAATAGGGGGGGAGGGGGGGGCTATTCTATGGACTCTACATAAAAATCAACCAGACGCTTGGCCTTACCTTTTGGAAGCTCTCCTTCATCCCAGATAACTTCAGAAAGTTTTTGTGAGTCTAAATCTTGCTCTGGGTAATTTATGATCCATTTATCTTTATCTCCAGATAATGTTCCTTGTTTTGTTATTTCTTTAACTTCACCCCAAGTAAATTTATATTCCAAGTAGTTGCCAGAAGTAGTATAATTACCTGTCTTTTCTATTGTTACATCTCCTTCTTGATATTTAATAACAAAATTAACTTTCTTTCCAGCATAATAACAAGGTGTGCAAGGCATTCCACCCATTGCCGCAAAGATTTCTATTTTCATAGTTTTTAAATCTTTTAAGAAACTATAATTAACCGCCGGAGATTGAAACGCTATATAAGGGTTATCTCCGACTTCATTTACTTGTGCAAATAATCCGTATTTTGGTTCAATAGTATAATCAGTAGAAGATATTTGATACGGAGTATAATCAGTATCTCTTGCTAATATATATCTTGGATAAGTTTTAATTTCAAATGGTTCTGGATTAAACAAATCATTTGAAGTGATGGGTTGGCCATCTTCCTTCCAATAAAAATCTTGTTGATAAATACCTGTTTTCCATTCCTTCCATCCATACAATTTTGGATCGTATGTTTTAGGAAATTCAACAGTTTCAAGTGAATTTGTTAATTCACCAGAAGGGGTTGCGGTTTGTGATCTTTTTGTCCAATAAGAAAATTTATCATCTCTAAATTGTAATTGCAAGTAACTCGCACTACTATTTGCACAATATTCTGTTCCATCATCAAAAGGTGGATTTGTCCAATTTCCATCAGAGTCTGTAAAAGTATATTTTAAATGGCTTCCAAGATAATTATTACCTACACCTCCTTGACCTGGAATACCTCCACCAGGAAAAGGGTAAAACCAATAATTATTTCTAAATGCACCTGACCCGACCATATCATTTGATGTTTCAGTAATCTGTAAATAATAAGTTAAGTAAGAAGCAGTCCCACTTCTTCCTTTAAATTTTACAGCTTTATTTGAAGTTGGAAACCAAGCACCATCGGTTATGCCTGTTGCTGGATCATTGTCTTTCCACCAAGAAAAAAATGGCAATTTGTTGTAATTACCCCATTTAGTATAACCTACTATATTAGATCCTTGATATGGACCAAAGCCGATTATTCCATTACCATAACCTATTCTTTCTTCAATAGGATCATAAGGGTTTAACAAAACACCAACACCGCGTCGAGATAATGGACCATTACCCATTTATACTACCCCCCAATAATATTCTGCAAGACTTGTTCCGCATTTTAAACGCTCAACCCATTTTGAGCCGCAAGCCGTAAGATTTACAATTTGAAAAGCATAGCGAACAGGACTTGTGTTAGGTATTGCAACATTTTCAGCGTAACCAACAGTCAAGTATGTATGGTAATCAGTAGAGGAAGGTGCGGGAGACTCTGACCCCCAAAATTCAACATCTTCTGGAAATGTAAATTGTCCTGGTGATGAACCAGATCCAGATATGTCCAAATAAAAGTAATATTTGAATGGTTCGTCAAAATGCAAACCTCCTGGGTCTATGCCACCCTCAACCTTTGGAAAGAATGGTGGAGGGTTTGCATCTAAAGGTGTATCATCATAGGGAACCCAAATAGGAACAATATTGTTCACAGTTCCTGGACCTACTTTTATGCAAGGGACTTGAATAGGTGGTTGATCTCCCATAGGTCCTTTATACTCTCTGGTTGATAGATATAATTCAAATGGGCAAATTACGTCCTTTGAATAATCATAAACTTGGTTTGGTATAGAATAAGAAGTTCCTCCAGTCGATGTCTGAAACTGAACATCATTCGACATAGCGGTTTTAGCAATATCAACACCAGCACCAATCTTGTTTACCAAGAATGAGTCTGACGATCCTTGTAAGGATGAATTGTTAAAACCAGTTATCGATTTCATTTTAAACTTTTGGGTAAATATCTTTATCCCAACCGCTAATGCCGGAGAGCATTAAGTCTGCGGTTATTTTACAAGTAGTTCCGAATAACTCAACAGAGCAATTTGTAACCAGGAAATCTCTGCGAATTAAATCTTCATACTTTTCTTCGTATTCAAAGCTACCATCGTAACCGCCAGCTTCGTCTGGTCCCTTTGTTAATCTTACAAAAGGTATTGGCAAATTAAATAATGATCCGTCAGTAACCCAACCAACATAAGAAGCGTAATTTAATGCTACTGCTTGAGTTGTTGCTTCTTCATCCTTTTGAACATAGAAAAGGACACGAACAGTAATTTGAGGTTTGTAATAAGATTTAACACCAGCTTTAATGTTAATCTTTGTTACATCATCAGTCTGACTTGGGGCAAAACCTACAAATTGTTGATAACTTACAACAGTATTTGTGACAGGTGTCCAAAGGGCATTATTGTATAAACCATTGGGACTACCATTAGGAGGACCTGCAAGAGCCGCACCTAATCCACCACTTGTGCAATTCGATCTAATAAAGTTAGGGTGGTGGGCAATATCCTCCGAAGCAGATGAACCGACCATTGCACATTGCGTAGTTGTTATTCCGTCTGGATGTTGAAAGTAATCAACACCGCAATATTCCGCAGTAACTGTAGCTACACCATTTTGATCCGTTACATAGGATGCTTTGTATAACTTTAATGTAGGGTAACTATCTAAATAAGGATGTCTGTCTCCACGCTTGAATTGGGAATATGCAAAAACATCAATTACTTCTGCAAGATCCATTTTGAATATGCAACGAGATTGCAATAGGCCAAAGCCATCGCTTTCGACAGTCCAACCAGGTTGAAGTGTTTTAAGTAATAAATCGTTTCCGAAATCTATACGTGTTGGAGAGTCTGGTTCTGGGTCTGGCATAAAATTATCGGTTTAGGTCGTCCCTTTTGGGATCATAAGATGGGTTTTGCTGGTTAGCAATTTTGGCTACATTAGTGTTAATAGTATCGGTATTGTCTGCTACCCTTTGCATAGGATTAAAACTTACTGCACCGAATAAGTCACCGCCACCCATCTGTTGCATTTGAGAAGCACCTTGAGCAATGTCTGATCCTAAAGGTGTTAATTTTTGTGCATTGGCATCAATAGGAATTCGTTTGTCTAATTCATCAAAGAGTTTTTTACGTTCTTCTCTGGTAATTTTACCAGAGTCGTAAAGTGCCATAATTGCATCGCCCATCATATTACTTCTTTGTGCGGCAGTTACTCCGTAACCAATTTTTGTAATACCAGCTTCGATTGCAGTTTCTGTATTACCAGACTTTTCATATTCTTTTTTAATTGCATCACCAGCATCTTCCGCATTGACTTGAAATCTTTTAGCAAGTCTGCCCATAAGTTCCATAATGGCATTACCAAGGTTAATGAAGAAAACCTCCGTATAGTCTTTAAGTTTTGATAAAGCATTTATAGACTCCTCTGAAGCAGTTTCAATAGCATTGCCTTGTTGTTTAATTGTTTCCGAACCCATATTTATCAAGGGCAACATTTCCTTATATGACGATCCAAGCATCACTTGAGCGTAGTGATTTAATACTGCTTCCTCGGTTCCTGCGGCTTGGGCTTTTCTTAATGCTTCAATGGCCTGGAAATAATCAAAAGTTCCGTTTTTAATATCTGTAAAACTTACACCAAGTTTATTAAGTAATACATTTAATTCGCCACCGTGGGTTCTTGCATATCCTAAACGTCTATTATATTCGCTTATGCTATCTGCTAACTTTCCTAAACTTATACCAGATGCTTTTGATATTGCATCAAGTTCTTGAATTTTGGTTGTATTTAAACCTGTCTGTAAACTAATCATTTTGAACTCTTTGGCTTTCTGCATTAGTTCATTTAACTTTCCTAAAATTGTGTCAATCAATGCACCAAAAGCCGCACCAACAGGTCCAAATAGACCACCTACTGCCGCACCAATATTTCCAGACATTAAGTTTTGTGCAAAGTTTATTCCACCCATAGCACCTCCCCCCTTGCCCCCCTTGCCCAACTCTTTTTCAAGAGTTTTGCCAGAAGCTTTTACCTTCTTTTCAAATTCGGTGGTATCAGCACCAAGTGTTACTGATAGATCAGCCATTGTGTTTCATTTTCTTTTTGTATGCTTCAATACGAGCATCGAAGTTTTCTAATTCCTTTTCTTCATCAGTTGAAAGAATATCTATTTTAGCACCATTGTAAATTGCGTGTGCTATCGACATCCAGATTGCTTCACCCTCCGGCATTGTCCAAGCTTCTTCTAAAGTGCAACCGTTACGAACATTATTTGAAATGCACGATAAAACCCAAGGGACATTTTCTTTAACATTCTTTTGTTTACTTTCTTTTTGCCAGAATTTAGGGTAAGAGCAAGATGTGTTTATACAACCTACAATAGTTCCAATAACTTGTGAGTAGTATTTTTTGTTGAACATCAAATACATCATCCACAATTTATCCAATAATGACAAAGGTTTAACCATTTCTAATTTGTCATAAGTAGAGAGAATACGGATCGCCATCAATACTGAATATGGATTTAAACCTTCAAATCCACCTTTGACAAATGGCGAGTCAATAGCTTCTAACGAAACTCGGTGACGGAGACAAAAAGGCAATAAAGTCTTGCCACAAACCTTTTCTTGTTTGGGGAGGACTGTTACCGCCTGTAAGTAACGAGCATCCATAAGTAGGATGCCGCCTTATTCAATCTCCTGGTATTTAATTCCTTTTACAGAAACTTTACGGAAATCTTTGTTAGTGCCTTTGTCATCAATAGACTTTAATATCCATTGAGTTCCACCGTAAGTAAATTGAGTTCCTAATACTGGAGTAGTTTGACTATCCTTTAATGTTCCATCAACAGTAATTTCTTGGCGAAAATCATCGAGACGATCCGTGATTACTCGACCTGTTTCGTCACTTACTTCTACGTCTAATGCAAATGACTCTGTCCAATCATCACCTTGAACTGTCATATATTCAACAGTTCCGTATAATCCGAAATAGTGTGCTACACCATAATCTTTTTGCGTATCAGCCATATAGTTTTAGCCAAGTGTCAAGGTGCAGAGGGGAGGACTCCCCAGACCTCGTATTCAAGGGCATTTCCGTATCGACGTTGAGACATACCTTCCTCATCATTAGTAACCCACATATCGTATAATTTTCCATCGGTTTCTGGGTCAAATTCTGCTCTAATTGCATTTACGTTACGAAGATGTCCCATAACCTCTACGACCCTGGCACGATGCGTGTCGAGTGTCTCATCGTCTGCGGATGAGTAAATAAATATTTTAAGTGTAGCTACATAATTTCCAAGAGTATTGCTACCAAGGTCCTCTACTGCTTTAGAGGACTCTGCGTGACAAATAATGATAGGAATAACCCTTACGTCATCGGTGATGCCCTTGTGGATCGCAACACCAGTCATATTGGAAGAAAGATAATCAGTTATCTTTTCTTCAAGAATAGTTCGGAAGCTATAAAACGGAGGATTAGGCATAAATTAGTCTTGGGTTTCAAGAAGGTTGTAACCTTGAGGAATTTTTTGAATTACTTGACGAAGTGTTCCGTGATTTTTAGGATTTTTTAAATGATGCAACATTTTATTACGCATAACATACGCTCGGTGGCTTAATGCCGACATCATTAAAGGATACCAGCGACGATAGCGTTCACGTCCTTGTGATCCTATTTTAACAGTAGGTTTATTACCATCTAATTTTGGAATACAAATTTTATCTGATGCACCTTGTCGGCTAATCCAAGCTACTGATGGCATTTTACCCAATGCAAGGCCAGCGTAATACCATCCGGATTTAAGTCGTCCGACCCTGGTTTGAACACGCTTTATGTAGCGTTCAACAACCTTCCAATCGTCCACATAAACTTTATGATCCGTATCTTTAACTCTATAAGCTGGTTTACCTCTTATTGCTTCGTGAAGTGACTTAACTTGTCCTTCGGTAGTTCCAGACCAGAATGTAGCGACACCACTACCAGACGAATTGCTTTCGTATTTTTTAAATAATTCCCATTCACCTACACCTAAAAATCCACGATCTTTAAACCAATCAAATACCCAAGATGGTTTATGTGGTGGTGGTAATTCTTTTTTAGCGTTCATCCAAGCACTAAAAATCCCAAGGTTTCCAAATTCTGCTACTTGTTGTGCTGGTGCTTGGGCAAGTGGGGCGAAAATCTTTCTTACATCACGGCTTACATTGGCTTGTCCTTTCTTTTGTGCAACGGTATCCATACCAGCACCTTTGGCACTTGAAGGCCCAGAGCCGGAGAATGGTGGAGTATATTGCACCATATCTCTAC